TTCGACGAGTTGCTGGGCGAGGGCGCATCAGAACGTCTGGGCCTGGACGGAAACAACTTCGGCGCATGTGTCCGTGTGACGAACGCCATCAAGGAAGCCATCGCCGCAGAACAGGCCATCGTAAAGCAGGCGGCTGCAATGCCCATGAACCGCGAGCAGCGCCGTGCCGTTGCCAAACAGAAAAAGACCGTCCCTTACAAGGTCATTTCTACGCCCAAGACTACAACCGAGGACACCTTCATCCGTGGTCAGACTGAGGTCTCTTACGGCGGCGAGCCCGACGTGGTGGTTCCCGCTCTGACCGACGAGCAGAAAACCGAGCAGCTGATCGATGCCCGGCAGGCCGTAGACGCTCTGCGGGACGATCCTGATGCCATGCAGCAGCTGGCGGCATACGCACTGCAGATCGCCGCAGAGCGCCATGTCTGATCTGCTGCTGGACGAGTTGCCCACCCGGTGGCACGGACACGAGATCGTCCCGGATTTCCGGCCCATGGTCTGGCTGGTCAACTCCTATGTCCGGGGCAGTGTTAACACCGACCCGGTGGGCTTTGCCCAGAGCGCAATCTGGCGCTTCTACAAAGACCCGCACTGCTTTCTGACGGACGACCAGATGCTCTTTGACGGCTACCAGTACCTGCTGGAATTTTATCAGGCAGGTGAAAAGGCGGCATCCGGCGGTGACACTTCCGGTGAATCGGAAGCACCAGCTACACTGCCCTTTGATTACCAGTGCGACGCGCCGTACATTGTGGCCGCGTTCCAGCGGCTGTACGGCATCGACCTGACGACCGAGCACGTCCACTGGTTCCGCTTCCGGGCACTGCTGCGGGGCGTGATCGGCGAGGACTGCATGTTCAGCCGCATCATCGACTGGCGCACCGCAGACCTTTCTGACATGAACCCGGAGAAGCGCCGCATCTACGAAGAGCAGCGGGAGCGCTTTGCCCTGCCCGCTGAGCTGAGAGGGGGTGCAGCACGTGCGCAGACCGTCGAAGAGCACAATGCAAGCTTCATTGCCCGCTTCCGTGGCCGCTGAACGCGCTCCCATCCCCTGCCCGCACTGCGGCAGACCGCTGCCGGTATGGGCAGAGCCGCACGCCACAGCTACGGGCGTGTGGGTAAAATGCAAAAATCCCGCCTGTAAGCGGGAAATCGAGATAAAACTTTAAGCCTGTGCCCTTGTGCCCGCGCTCACGACTGAGAGGTGGACACACGTGGCAGATTACAGCATTACCGGCGATACCAAGCTGGACACCAGCGGCTTTACCAAAGGCGTATCCAGCATGACGGTTGCCGCCGGTAATCTGATTTCCGACCTGACCAAGACCGCCGCCACTAAGCTGGCGGGTCTAGCAAAATCCTCGGTCAGCGTCGGCATGAATTTTGATGCGTCCATGTCCCAGGTAGCCGCCACCATGGGCACCACGGTGGATCAGATCGACAATCTGACCAAGGTCGCCAAAGAGATGGGCAGCACCACCAAATTCACCGCTACACAGGCAGCGGACGCGCTGAACTATCTGGCGCTGGCAGGTTACGACGCAGACAAAGCAGCAGAGGTGCTTCCCAGCGTACTGAATCTGGCTGCGGCAGGCGGCATGGACTTAGCCTACGCCTCCGACCTCGTCACCGATGCTATGGCCTCGCTGAACATCGAGGCCAACAAACAGAACGTGGACGACTTCGGCAACAAGCTGGCCATGGCGGCCAGCAAGGCCAATGCCAACGTTTCGCAGCTGGGTGAAGCCATCCTGACGGTGGGCGGCACCGCCGCAAACCTGAAAGGCGGCACCACCGAGCTGACCACCGCTCTGGGTCTGCTGGCAAACGTGGGCATCAAGGGCGCGGAGGGCGGTACCCATCTGCGCAACATCATCCTGTCGCTGCAGTCCCCCACCGACGAAGCAGCCAAAAAGATGCAGAAGCTGGGCCTGCAAGTCTACGATTCGCAGGGCAAAATGCGCGGGCTGAACGACATTCTGAGCGACCTGAACAGCGCCATGAATGGCATGACGCAGGGCCAGAAGGATAGCATCATCAACCAGCTGTTCAACAAGACCGACCTCGCCGCCGTCAACGGCCTGCTGGCGGCGCAGGGCGAACAGTGGGACACCTTGGCCGCCCAGATTGATAACGCCGACGGTGCCATGGGGCAGATGGCTGAAACTCAGATCGACAA